CAAATAATCAGGGTCAATTTGCCCTATACTACTTGCTACAAATCCGTGTGTACTTAAAATCATGATACGATGTCCCCAAACAAATACCACTCATCAGTACCAATCTTAATAAGAGTCGCACCGCTATACTGCACATTCAATTTAAGTTTGCCACCATTACTTCTGATAGTCACTCCGCTCGTTGCAACTACGGTTGTTTGACCTGCTCCGTATTGGGCAAGTAAAATTTGAGTACCTGTTGGGAAAGCAACCGAAGAGTTAAGAGGAACGGTCAAGTTATTAGCACTACCTACGTTCATCTCGACTAACTTATCAGAATCGGACAAAACAAGTGTGTAAGATGCCGTTTGACGGTTAGTTGTGATTAGTTTGTTGGTCTTGGTGTCGAGTGCACTTTGCAAATCCGTTTGACTTGATAGTGTTCCAGTTATAGAACCCCAAGCCGTTGAGCTTGACTCCTCTAACCATCCATTAGAGTTACCTATATTGGCATCATCTATTAAAATGTAGTAGGCGGTTTCAGAGGTTACATAAACTTTCGTTACTCGTTCTTTTAACTGATCCGAATTACTGCTTAAAGCATATAGTGCGGTCAAATCCGCTACAACACGACCTCCGCCCCTTACAAAATCGCTATCCGCAATTGAAAGGACGGGGTTATTGTGTTCGTAAATATCAGGTCTTTTAATTGCCATCTTATGAGAATTGTATTGAGTTGCTTGTAAATGCCCCTTGTGCGTTAGAGCGGTAAACTCGGTAGGTTACGTTTGCACCATTTAAGTTAGTTCCAGTTACGTCAGTTAATTTGGTAAATGCTCCTAAAATTGGAGTTGTTCCGTCCAAAATTACGTTAGCTAAATCACCAGCACTTGCAGCATATACATAGTAGGTGTACTGCGAAGCCGAAGCGGTAACACCTGTAAATGTTCTTGCCTTGCTATTAGTCAATGAAATGTTTCCAAATCCTTCGATATCAGAAATAGTGATTGATGTTGCTGAACTAAATCCTAACACGTTACGGTAGAAGAAAGAAACGGTAACAACCCCCGAAGTCGTAGTCGTAAATCCATCAGTAATTTTAACACGATAAGCAAGTGACGTTGAATTTATCAACGCTGAATTGTTATGTAGATAACTATAAGAAGCCCCAGCCGCAGCCATTGAATTTGTGTCAATCTGCGAATATGCCCCACCGTTAACGCTTACCTCAATTGCATAACTTGTTATAGCAACTAAAGGCGAATTTCTTGTTGCAGCCCCTGAAATGGTAGAGCTAATGTCACCCAAATAACGTGTAGTTGAACCAGCACTTATTGAAATACTTGGAGCAACATAAGCAGTAGGAGTAATATCACGAGTAACCGTCAAAGTACCACCGCTTGTATCAGTTACCGTGTAACGATAATTAAAAGGTTGAGAGTTATAAGCCGTATCGGTTAACGTATGTGTAAATGTTGTTAATGCCGTATTTGTGCTTAACACCGTCCAAGCCCCTGCATTATTTCTTCTCCACTCAAGAGATACACTTGCAACCGTTGCCCCAAGTGAATTAATTGTGTAAGAAAAATTTAAGACGTTGCTTATTGCCGTTTGGTTAAATGGGATTGTTGTGGGTGATGTTAAAGAAACCGTTGGTGCTAATGCCTCTTGTGCCGCTAACAAAATAACCTCTCTTGCGGTTTTCCCCGTTGCTGGAACGGTCTGTCCATTGGTGAATTTACCAAAGGTTTTACCCCCTGCCAAAGCAACAACAAAATCACTTGAAAATATTTGGTTATCAATTTGCGTCTGAATAGCACTACTTACACCGTTCAAATATTGAAACTCCGCATTACTTACCGTGCCATCAGCCAACTTTGCAGCGTCTATTCCTGTGCCTAATTTAGCATTACTTACAACTCCGTTATCTATTGTCCAAGTCGCTCCACTTGCTGAAACGGTTATATCCCCTTTGTCACCATCGGTAACCCCTCCACTTGATGCGGAAATAGTAATTGTGTCAGTGCCGTTGTCGGTGATAGTTACGTTAGCCCCAGCGGTCAAGTTAATAGCACCGTCAAGCCCTTCGATGGTAGTAACCCCACCGCTTCCGCTTATGTCAATATTTCCCGAACCTAAAAGAGATTGAGAATTGATGGTTTTAATATTGGTTCCGCTGACTAGTGTTGCCTGTTTACCACTCAATGCAGTAGCTGTTGCCGTGCTTACTGGCTTATCGGCATCTGCTGTGTTGTCAACATTATTAAGAGCTAGCGCAGTCTTAAGCGCGCTTGGTGTAACTTTTTTGGTTTGTGCTGCGGACGTGTCAACTATTGGCAAAACGTCCGTGTTATTGTCAACGGTGGTTATCGTCGTTAACTGACTAATTTTCTGATCCGCCATACGGCGAAAATACCAAAGTATTCACGCCCCGCTGTTACAAATTACGGAAACTTAGCTATTACCCACCATTGCGTCCCGTCACTCATAACCGTTATAGCTTCGTTTTTGTTATTCATCTGAATCTCAGTTGTGTCGTCAATTGCAGCTGCCTGCAAAGCCACGCTGTGAGTTGCCTGGGTTTTCTTAAATATATATCGGCGACCTTTGTAGTCGGCTGCACTTGGAAGCGTTACTTCAATTGCATTTGCAGAAGTGTCGCACAGATACAGTTCAGTGTAGCCGCCTGCGTTGTAGGTTGCTGTGGTTATGGTGGTTACTTTGCCTTCCTCTTGCAAATCCCATTTTAACAGACTATCAGATTGGTCAAAATATACTTTAACGTCGAAAACGGTATCAATAATTGGATCAGAAGTTGGTGCACCCGGTGAAATTTCTCCAATGTGATATGGCAATGCGTCAAATACGTTGTCTATGCTTTCTCGTAAATCTTCGGTTTGCTGTGTTAGTCTGCGTAATGCTTCATCTCCTTGTGAATTAAAATCTATTTCATCACTATCTAGCTCGCCACCCGTTACTATATTTCCATAATCTGATGCAACTTTTAGCCATTCGCCTTCATAACGGCACGATTGCGCGTAGAATTTACCACCTTGCCAATGATATACGTCGCTATTAAAATAAATTGATTTAACGCGTAAATAATTGCCCGCATCGTGAAATGTTCCTTGCAGTAAAATAGGGGAAAATTTATAAATAGACATCCAATCCGTACCGTTACGCTGCAATAATGGAGCATCTAAAGCCGCGTCCATTGTTGGCCATGTTGTGCGTATACTGTTGGTGTTTAAATCGTAAATCATGCCTGTGTCGTACAGGCTTAAATTACTTTGGTAAATTGCAGAATCTAGCTCGACAACTTGGGAAGCCGTAACATTGTCGGTGTTGGTTACGCTTATTGTTTTTGGTAAATCCTCTTGCTGAAATAAATTAGCATTACCCCATAAAGATATCGCCCCACTTGATACGTTGCTTAGTGCCGTTCTAACTGAACCCAAAATACCAAAGTCACAGTAAATATTATCTACTCCGGTACTGCTTGAAAAATCGCGCATAAAATCCGCGCTTTGTATTGCTGTAGTTGAAGATGTTTGTGTTGTGGATGCAACTTTTACTTCTATTTGCTCCCAATCAGGAACGCCCGTAGTGTTTACCCATGTTTGATTTGTGTAGTCATATTTTTTATACGCGCCCGTTCCACTATTGTAAGTATAAACACGAAATAATATCCAAATATGGCTTGATGCTGGTATTTGAAATCCTGTATAAAATTGAATTGCCCAATTTAAATTTGCATACACATAAACGCGAGGCCCTTGCGAGGCATTTATGGGCCCTACTGTTAAATTTGATGTCGATTGATTGGCAAATGTTCTAACTCTTCGCGCAAATGCTTTACGTACCCATTTAAATAAAAACTGCCTCACTGCAGGCTGGTGCGTTACTATTGGGAAACTTTGAAATTGTGGCCTTGCGGATAGCGTTGTACTTACTCCAACATGATGCGCGTAGCTTGTCGATGTGGTAAGCGTTCCGTCTGTACCATACAATGAGTAATAAATAGTTGACGCAACACCAAATTCAACAGGCTGATAAAAATAATACTTGCCATTATCAAGCACTAGCCTTGCCTCCATTGCAAGTAATATGTTATTTATTATGGTTTCGCAATCAATCCAACCGCTCCAGGTTGCGTCATCTACTTTTTGAGTATAATATAATTTATAGTCGTCAATTGCCGCGTTTATGTTTAGTTCATATTTTTTCAATGCTTCAACGCGCGGCGTTTTACTTTCAATGGCGTCAATCATGTATTGAGTGCCTTTACCTAAATGGCTCCAATATAAAGGCAATTCGGTTTGCGATAAACTTTGGCGCACTATATCAAGCATGTTGAGCCTATCTGCTGCGCTGAACCAGTCGGGATCTACGTAATACTGATCCATAAGCGCCAAGCAATCCACCCCGTTTACCGTGTATGTTGTGTTTAACTCTGGCCTTAATTCGTATTGATTTAAATCAGATAACACACGCCCCACCCAAAATAAGTTGCTGCCCTTCCAAATTACAAGTGCGTATTTGTTTTCGTCATCTACGCCTATATTTTTAAAAAATGTATGATCTGCAGTGCTATTTACAACAAAATAAGCAGTTACTTTAGTTTTCCTTATTGGGTTTTCATAAAGCGCGTCACCTTCACCCTGCTGATCCAAAATAAAGCCATCCGCTGCCAATGGTAATTGCGTCCCGCCCGTAAGCGAGCCGCTTGGTGCGTCCCAAAGTTCAACGGTGTATGTATCGCCGTTTATGTCGTCTATTATGCCGTAATACTTCCTAGCCACGTTGTGCGTCTTTATTATATCGTGATAAAACCAATGCCAAGTCTCGGCCACTTACTCGCGTTTCTGCTATAAATCCATTATCGCCCGTACCCATTCCGCCTAACATAGATTGAAGTTTATCTAAAGGCGCTATAACTTCGGGGTTTGTTGAAGCCCCAGGATATTCACCGACTAAACCCAGCGTCGGGCCGCTTACTATACCACCGTTCGCAAATCTAGGGCCCTTTTCTATTATTGCTCTAGTTGCTAAACCTGCAGTAACTGCAACCGCCCCAGCTACGGCCGCTGCCTTTGGGTTTTTTAATAGTGATTTTTTAAACGCCTCTGTTGCAGTTGCTGTGACTATTAAACTGGTTCCTAATTGTATTAAAAAATCCGCAATCGACAACAAAATTCCCCTAAACAATTTACTCATATTGCTGCGACTTTGTTCCAATAATTCTTGCTCATTTTTTAAATACTGTTGCCTTGCTTGCAGGCGCTCCAATTCACTGCGTTCGGCGTCTTTCATGGTTTGCTCCAATTCTTTTTGCTGCAACTTTAATATTTCTAGCCCTATTTTTGAACTTTCGCCCACCCCTTCAAATGCTCGTTTTATACTGTCTGAAATTTCAGATACAACCGTCTGCGTGAACTGATTTAAAGCGTTTTTAAATTGCTCGTTAATTTTCTGATTGAATTTTTCTTGCTCTGCTAGTATTTCGTCGTTGGCTTTCTTGTTCCACTTTAAACGTGCGTCTCTTTTAGCTTGCTCAAATTTAACGTAGGCCATTAGGTTGTCACCTATAGCTTGAAGTTCTTGCTGGGAATATTTGGTATTTACCGCCGCAACATCTTTATTGTATTTATCGGTTAACGCCTTTTTTAATTCTTGACTATATTTAACCTCTGCAATTTCGTTTTCAAAAATAAATTTTAACTGAGCAAGCTCTTTGGCTTTGCCTTCTTGCATTTGCTCAATAGAAAGTTGTTGAAATTTCTTTTCCTCAGATAATAGCTCCGCCCGGTACTGTTTAAATCCTTTTTGCCTTTCTTCTTCTGCCTTTTGAAAATCCTCTAATTTTTTAAGCTGGATAGATTTTTGTTCTTCGCTTAATTTTATATCTTCATTGATTTCGTTAACCCTTGATTGATGTTTTAAAGCATCTATTTGTTGAGTTATCTTTTTTGTGTATTGCGCGGTTTTGTCGGTTAATTCTTGTTGTAGCTTGGTTTTTTCCTCTTCTGATTTGCTTGATAATTGTATCTTTTCCCATTCATTAAACCAGGCTTTATCTTCGGCGTCTTTTTTGCTTTCTAAATACGCTATTTGATCTGCTAATGATTTGCGTTTTAATTTATTTATATAAGCCTCAGATTTCCCAGCTTTGCGCGCGTTTAATTCTTCTAGCTCTGCTTTTCTTTCTAATTCGCCAATTTGATAATCAATAGTGTCTGATGTTTTTTGAAGGTTTTTTTCGTAATCCTTCATCGCCTCTGCTGCTTCATCTGTTACGTCTGTTGTCTCCATCAGTTTAGCAACCAAGGCACCCAATGCCACAATAAGCACACCAACACCGGTAGACGCTAAAGCAATCCTAAACATCTTCATTGCGCCCGTAGACGTTCCAACTACTACAGCGTAAGCCTTTTGAAGCTTTCCGCTTAGCATTGTCAGCACGTTATTTTCGCGCAGTGATAAATTATAAAGCGCCATTGCAGCGCTTGCCCCTGCCATAACAACGCGCACGGCGTTTATTGCAGGTTGTAATTTTTTATTGTCGTCCCCAAGCAGCAACGTAGCCATTGCGGCTGCATTAACTGCACGGCTTAGCGCCTCCATCGCTTGGGAGTTGTCCTCAGCAAGCGCCCTGCTTTCAGAAAGTGCAGATTTATTTTCTTGCTGCTGCATCTTCAAACCTTGCAGCTGAAATTTCTGATCTGCTATCGCTTGGGTTTGCTCCTTTATTGCCTTGTTTATTTTGGCTTGTGCTTGAAAATCGTATTTTGCTGTGGATTTTTGTTGATCTTCAAGTTTCTTCAAACCCATTTCAAGGTCGCGCAAAATATCGGTTTGAATAAGCATCTGCTCACCGGTTTGCTTTATAGCATTTTTTGCACCTTGCCCAAAACTTTGCTCTATGGATTTACTAACTTTCTTGGAGCTAGCCTCCATTTTCTTGTTACCTTGCAGCACTATGCTTACGCCTTCTGCTATGCCTTTGGCTAGCTCTTGCAGTTTTGCAAATAAAACGACGCCTAATCTTTTTATCATAATATTATTTTATCGCCATTTTCTAACAACATAAATCCACCATCTTCAAGCAATAAATTACCCGTGCTCACAATAGCATTATTGAAATGCACGTTATAGTCTTGGGCAATATAAAACACGCCTAATTCATCGCCGTCGTCGTCGATTAATATTTGTTCATCCAAAAAGGCAATGTTGCTGACATAAATAGTGTTATAAATAGCAGGGAGCACGGGAGACATGGCCTCGCGCACTAATTCCGCTATTGTCATGGCCTCGGTTGCTGTGTCGGCTAAAATCGTGACTTGAACACGCGCCACATCTGTAATGGAATAGCCCGTTTTTGTCTCGTTGGCCTCGCGTGTTATTTGCGTTAAAACTATTGCAGGAAATGTTAACCCTTGTGGCACGCGCACAGGATAAATCCTATTCGTGACGGCGGCCGCTGTGTCCACATCATTGATAAGTAGGTTGTAAACGGCCTTTATTGCCTTCATGGTCGCAATTTATCAAATATGTGCTTGTTTTGGGTTACAATTTCAACGACGTTCAGTTTAGGCTTTTCCCATTCAAATTCAATCAAATCGCGCGGCTTGATTCCTTTGCCTTTTTTCTGATGTGGTGACAGCACGATAGTAGCTAGCCATCGAGTGCGCTCCCATTCGTTTTTATACTGCTGAAATTGTGCCTCGCGCATACCTTCAAGCTTCAATCTAAAAAACTCAGGCTTGTACCGCTCCAAATCTTCGGGGGTAAGATTTAACTCCCCATAAGAAATGTGTTTAATTTGCTCCCAGGTTAGAGGCTTTCCGCCTTCACCTCTGCTGGGCTCACTTGAAAAAAACCGCTTACGCTTTCAGAAAAGCCCTCCATTGCTGCGGTAAGTTCTGTGAAATTCTGCACGTCGTCGCCTAAATCTTCGGCCGTTTCGTACGGGCATTTTTTGCCTTGTTTTTTGTAGCCTGCTTTTATCCCATAAAATGCACAAATGCGCGCAAATTTTAAACTTTCTGCAGGGTTTTGAGCTTCGCCCAATGCTGCAAAATCGGTCATCTTGTTGGCTTCCATTATCTTCTCAATTGCATTCATTGAAAAAAATAATGGGTGTGTTTTGCCGTTAATCGTTATTTCCATTGTGCGAATATAAACAAAAAGGCGCATTTCTGCGCCCTCTTGCATGGAATGAAAAACAAAACAATTAAATAGTGCCGACGGTCAAAGTTCCGGTACCCTGCAAAGCTACGGAAAAAGTTGCAACATCGTTTACTGGAGCATTCCAAGAAAATGAAGTAATAATTGCAGATCCGCTAACTTTAAGATCTCCGCTTACATTTGATGTCATTACAACGGTAATAGGAGTTCCCGCAATAACGTCATCAAGTAAATCCTTTGCAGAAATGCCAGTCACCCCACCATCTTCTTCAAAGATACCCTCAGCGTTCATAGTCCAACCTGCAAGGCCAACTAAAAACTCTTTATACGCGCCGCCATCTTTATTGGTTGCGTCGATCGTGTCGCGAGTTAATTCAAAATCGCTCGAAGTAGCGTTTGCTACTTTTGTCAATGTTCCTGCAACGTCCTTGTAGATTGCTATCAAGGTTCCGTTTACTAGTCCAGTAGTTGCCATGATTATTTATTTTAATTTATTTGTTGCAAGTTTAAAAATTTTATTGGCTATGTTGGTTACAACTTTATTTGCGTTGCTGTCAACAGTAGGCCGAAAAAATGGCTTAGGTGATAAAAAACCCCTATAATAACTTCTATCTTGTGCAGCTCTGTTGCTGCCTTTTTTGGGTTTAACAAAACGCTTCACTGTACCATATTCAAACGCGTAAGCCAAATTCGTGCGCGGGCCTTTATCGTATCGCAAACCAACCAACACGCTGCTATCATATCCAGGCTTAGAAATAACGCCTATATCCTCTTTAATTATCTGCATTGGCGCATTTTGTCGAATAGACTGCGCCAAATTATTTCCCTCTTGCTCAACTATTTTCAAAGCCTCCTTAGGTGTAATTTTTTCAAGGGCTTTTTTTAAGTCCCTACTTAATTCCTGGAAGCCTGTTGTGTACTTCATTATTGGCTACTCTCACAATAAAGCTCGTCATACATTCTGCGCTCAATGGAATTAATTGAAATGATGTTGTAATTTACCCCATCAATAACAAGCCTATCCAATACACTTAGTCCTTCGTAGAATCTAATTTTAACGGTTGCTGTTTGCTTATTTTCGCGCTGTTCTGCAGCAACTTGCTCGACGCCGTTTTTACGCTTAACCTCTGCCCATACATCGGCAAGTTTCGACCATGTTTTTATCGGCTCGCCCGTATCGGTGTTTATTTCCGTAGTGTAACGGTGAATAGAGATTAAATCGTCAAACCTTCCCGCGTTCATTATGCAAAGGTGCTTAATTTATATTTATTCAGTAAAAAATCTGATCCATAAGGCATTTCAGTAGCGCTCACACCGACAATAATGTTTTGGCGGTTATCGTAGTACTGCGCCACCATAAGTAAGCAGGCCATTTTTACGCTATCAGGGAAACCTGAAGGCTCAAAGCCCTCTGTTACCTCTGCAATATATTTGCTTTGCGCATCCGTTAAATTTGACGGCGTGCTGTTAAGGTACAAATCAAGTCCAAAATTAGACAACGGCTCGGGCTCAGTTATGTAATCCGTGAACGCTGTTAGTGCGTTGTTTTCGTTTACGTAATAAAACGCATCCAATGAAATTACTCGCGCTGGAATGCGGCAATAATTACCCACAAGCAATGGCGAGCCGTTCAATGGGTTAACTGTTGCAGGTTGCCCCACTAATTCCCCGAAGCCATAACGGCAAACACTTTCGCGCACCTCGTAGCCAACGTAGTGTGAAGCCATGTCAAGCGCCGCGCTAATCAGGTTGCTTATATAGGTGTCATCCGCCGACGTTGTTACGCGTAGATGGGTTTTCGCCTCAGCTACGGAAATGTAGTCAGTATCTGCGTTACTCACGCTAACTATGCGCTTGCCTATTATCATTTTTAATCGCCCTCTTCTGGGTTAATTGGTTTCTTCTTTTTTACTTCTTCTTTTACTTCTACAGCATAACCTTCTTCAATTAACAATTGAGCCTGCTTGCTTTCAAGTGCAGCTTCGTCACCCACGTTATACGCAAGGTTTAAAGCTATTGGAAATTTAACAAATTTCACTTTCATGTTGGCTCCCTGGAGCGGCAATCAAGCGCCCCAGGGCACGCGGTATCTATAGGCCCCGCGCGGCCTTAAAATTAGGCTACGATATCTTTACAAACCGCAAACGCTTTAGGTTGCAATAGGTTTACATCCATGTAGCTGTTAAGCACCATGTTAGTCAAACCTGCAGTTGCTCCGCTGAATGGATCAACGGTTAACTCCATGCCTCCCCAAGACGCGATAGCCAATTTGCTGAAATCTCCAAAAATCATACCCGACAAAGTGCTAGAAGTTCCTTTAGACAAGTTGCTAGGTACGTTGGTAGTTACCGCTAAAGGATAACCGTTCAACTCGCCTGCACCTGATTGAAGGATAAAGTTACCCTCAACACCTGATGCTTGACGTGCAGTAGTTTGCAAAGCAGCTTTAACCAATGGGTTAGTCAAGTAAGCCTGTCCCATTGCGTTGCTGTTTTCTACAGCCTTCATTGCGTTAACAACGTCAGCCCAAACAACCGCTGCACCGTTTGCATTAGTTGAGTTTGAAGCCGCACCGCCTGCGAAAATTACGTTAACATTGCTGTTACCGATAATACCGGTTGGCTCGTTGGTTCCACCGCCTTTAATAGCCGCTTTTTCAAGTTCCTGAGCCATTGCATTGATCAAATATTGACGCACATAAGCATCAATGCTGTTTGAAGATTGACGCAATAACTGATTTGAAACTTGGATAAAAGCAGCCAATCTCTTTGGCGAAAAAGAAACCTTGCCAAATGCAGGGCTCTTTTCGGTTGCAGTTCCGTTTTCAGTGTTCCAACCTGCTGCGGGCTGTGTAGAAGCCTGAGGTAAATCAAGGTTTCCGGTAAGGTTATCAAAGCGAGTTACACCTAAGCCGTTCAAAACGGTTGCTGGCAATAAAACGTCGATAATTCCACCAACATTAGTTTGAATGTTGTAACCACCTTCAACACCTGCAGGGCTTCCACCTGTTGCGGTCATGTCGCGTTTGAAAACATCAGAAGGTAACAAAACAGAGTGAGCAGCTACGCTAACACCCGCGCGCTGAAACTCAGCTGCAGCCTCTTGGTGCATTTCAAATTCAATTCCTTCGCGACGACCTGTTGCAGCCATTTCAACAGCTCTTTTAAAGCTATATTTATTAGCCATTTCGTTACGCTCGTTTTTGTCGCTAGTTGAAGCCGCGCCATATACTGGAGCAGATGCGATTTTTTCAGCTGCGCGCTTTTGCAATTTCTCTAACACCTCAACCTCAGATCCAATTGAATCCAATCTTGCGTCGATTTCGTTAAATCTAGTTTTCTCAGTGTCAGTCATTGAGCGCTGTTCAGCGTTAATGCTAGTTTGCAAGGTGTTTAATTCTTCGATTAAACGTCCTTTTTCCTCGTGAAGAGCTTTAATTTTCATGATTATTTATATTTTAATTTTGTTATTTCTATCAAATCGCTTTCGTTTACCTTTTTTGGCTTAGTTGCCAATATGCTGCGAGCCTCGGCCACGGTGTCCTCGTAGGCTGGATATGTAACCGGGCTAACATCTAGCAATCGGTCAATTTTGCGCACAATGTGCATTGACATATCGCCGTATCTTTCAGATTTGCCCCATGAATACTCTTTTACCGTAAATGCAAAGCTACTCTGTGTTATGTCTCCACGCATGATGCTGCGAGCCACTTGCATGTGTAGCGGATTTTCGTAGTCGGGCACCCAGCTGTATTCCAAGTTGCCGTCTGCGTTAACCCATATACGCGCTGTGTTGCTTTTGGTTCTGCCCAAAATTGCCTCGGCTTCGTGATTGAATAGCACTCGTACATCATCTTCTAAAACTTCATCGAACGCTCCGCGCTCTATTTTTTCCTCAAAAAATCTCAAATCAGTTACAGTGTCAACCACTGCAGCAATGCCGCCAAATTCCTTGGGCATCGCCTCGCCTTCACT